GCGACGAGGGGCGCGAGAAGCAGCGCGAAGGCGATCAGCAGAGACATCATGCCGCGGCGGCTCCCACATACCCGAGCTCGGCATATTGAAGGTAAGCATTGCCGATTATAAATCCGGCCGACAGGTTCATCGTCACCCGAAGCGTTCCTTGCTTGAAGACGAGCGGCTTATGCCAGGGGAGCGCGTACTGACGGAACGGAACGACCGGAGCGCCCCACGTCGCCGCTCCCCAATTGAAAGCGTCCCACACCGAACCCCCGGCGCCCGAGCCCGTCAGAACGACCGAATCCAAAGCGTTACCTACTTCGTCGAGCGCCATCACAGTGATCGCCAGGGCGCTCGGCAGAGCGAGACCCAGCGCCCCTTGCGGGCTACTATTCATCGCCATCGCCTGATTGTCGGGCAGGAGAGACGGTTGCCAGGCGCCGTTCATCTGCACGCCGTTCTCAACATAGGTGGAGCCGGCGGACGGCAGCACCGACGATTGCCAGAGCACCGCGTCGATGCCGACGCCGGCCGACACGAAGAGGTTGCTAGGCGCATAGATCGGCGCGATCAGCACAGCCGGAAAAGTGTGCGGTCCGCTCCAGACCTGAAGGTTAAGGTCGTACCAGAACTCCTGATTCGGCTGACCGTTAACGAAGCCGTTCTGCACGGAGACACGGTAGACGTTCTGATTGTAGGCGCCGGCGATCCGCGTGGGATTGATCGCGTACTGGAAAGGCACGCTGACGCCCTGCCCGTCCGCGCCAACCGGGTTGGACGACTGCCCGTTGAGCCCGATAAAGCGCAGCCCGTCCGGCGCGATGTAGGCGACACCCTGCGGCGTCGCGGCGATCGAGTTGGGCGAGTTGGTCCCAACAGAGCCCTCGACGGCGTTGCTCGCCAGGTTGTTCGTCGCCGGGTCGCCGGTGATCTGGTAGTAGAGCCCGACACCTTTGAAGGCGATCAACGACTGCATTGTCCCGCCGATCACCTGATTGGCGAGCGGTACGCCAGCCAGGGCGGTAACCGGCGTCGAGTCACCCATCGTGAGGGTCGGCACGAACGTCCCGCCGGCGCCGCTGACGGTGAGCGGCGTCAACGAATCGGAGAGCGTCACGCCGTTCAGGACCGCGTAGTAGGCCCGCCCGTTGAACTGTGAGACCGCGACCGGAACCGCCACCAGGGCGATCGGTGCGGTCTGACCGGCGCCATAGAGCGGAGCGGCTGTCGTTCCTCCAGTCACCGTCAGCGCGACACCTGCGAAAGCGCCGCCGGTGGTCGGCGTCGAGATCGTCACCGTCAGGCCGTCCGCCAAGATGTTGGTGATGAAGGCGCCGGCCGGAATGTGAGCCCCGGCAATCGCCTGGCCGACCGTCCAGCCACTCTGCAACACGTTCGCAGAGACGGTGATCACCGTCGAGTTGTTCATCGTGCCGGTGAGGGTGGTCGACGAGAAGCCCGAGACGTCGATCCAACCAATGAAGTTCGTAACCCCGTCGTAGCCTGGGTGCGTGATGATGATCTTGTTGGCGATCATCTGCATCGTCGGCGGAGTCCAGTTCCCCGTCCGCGGCTGGCTGAGCGGCGTGTTCGCCGCCGTCACATTTCCGATTGTAACGAAGGAAGCGGTCGAGAGGTCGTAGCAGAAGGGCTCGCTCCTGCCGACGTTGCGACCACTGGCAGTCATTCCGTAGACGCGCTCGCCCACCACGTAGATCGCTTCGATCTGCGCCGGCGACAGGAAACCGGCGCCTACGTCGAAAATCTCGTTGCCGTTCACGTCGAGGATCGGATTGCCGTTCACGTCCTCGATCGGGCTTCCGTTGAAGCTTGCAAGTTGGATCGACGCCGGCCGCGACACGAACTGCTGGGCGGTCGTCGGATTGGGAATGAGGTTCTGAAGAACCTGCATCGCGCCCGCGAAAGAGTTCGTGCCGTCGATGACGTCCGTCAGGCCCTTGGCCCGAAAGGTGAGGGTCTTGCCGCGGCGGATCGGCATCTCACCAGCCTACGGTCTTCGTGTTCGGAAGGTTCGTGTACGACCGACCGAAGCGCCTTTTATCGAGCTTCACGGTCGTCGCCCGGTTCGAGCGGTTGTCCTTCAGCAGCAGGTAAGACCGCAGCATGGCGTCAGCCTGCGTCTGCCAAGCCGCTTCACGGTCGTCGTCGACCTGCCCCATGATCATCGCCGCGAGTTTCTTGCGCAGATAGCCCTGGTTGGGGAACCAGGGAACGACGTTCGAGGTCTCAGGCGTCGCGATGTCCGGCATCTGCCGGTAGTACCGCCAAGTGTACGGATAGGCGCCGCTCGGCGGAGAGTAGAAGTAGGCGGCGCCGGGACACCCCGCGGGAAGCGCCTGCTGCACCGCGTCGCTGACGCTCATGTCGGTGGCGACGATGTACGGATACGACTGCGTGCCGGCCTGCTGGACAAGCATGTCGAACTCGCCCAAGTCGCAGGGGATCAGATCGTAGACGACACCCAGCAGCGTCCAGAACGCCGCTTTCTCGTCCTTGAAGCGCAGAAAGTCATTCGGCAGGGGGTAAGGACCAGAGCCGTAGAGGCTGTTCCCCATCAACGCCCGCTGACCGGGATTGAAGTTGCCATAGAACGTCCCCGCCGCAACTTCCAGATCATAGGTCTGACAGAGGTCGCTGAGCACCATGTTGAAGAACTGCCCGGCCTGCGCCGTGAAGCCGGGAGCGTGGGCATCCTGACAGGCTAGGGTGACGAGTTGCGCGGAGGTCAACCCGCCCATGACGATCAGCCCTCCGCGATGGCCCTTCGCTTCGCCAGGCGTTCTTCACGCTCGGCGATGGCCTTCTGATAGCGCTCGATCGAGATGCCGAGGTTGGCGAGCGCCTGGTCCTTCTCGGCCTGCGCCTTGGCGATCATCGCGTCGTAGTCGGCGTCGAACTTCTCCATCTCCGAATCGCGCGCCTCGCCGGCCTGCTTTATCCCGAGATCGATCCGGTCGAGCGTAGCCTTCAGGTTGCCACGCGGCGTGAAGGAGCCCTGTCGCCCACTGCGGCGATGCTCTTCGACGCCTTGGTTGTGGAACTCCTTGCGCTTCTCCTGCATGTCGAGGATCTGCGCGTTCATGTCGGCGAGCTTCTTCTCCCGCGTCTCGGGACGCAGGCGCTTCCACTCTTCGACCTGAACCTCGTGGTTGGCCTCCAAGCGAGCCTTGTCTTCGAGGAAGTTCGCGAGCGTCTCGCGGTGCTTGAAGAGCTCTTCCTCGATCTCGGGAACCTCGTAGTGCGCCTTCAGCCGGTCGGCGATCTGCATAACGCCGAGATAGCGACGGAAGACGACCTCCGGTGTCTCGTGACCTTCATGGCCGGTCTGGAAGGTGATCTGCCGGTCGTTGGTGATGCCGACGACGATGCCGGTGGCGACCGCGACGGCGCGAGCGTCGTCCGGCCGCAGCTTCGCGACTTCCGCCATCAATGCACGCTGCTGATGACGCCGGTCCGACCGTTGATGATGCTGTCCTGCTTGCGCATGAGCATCTGATCGATCGACTTCCCGTCCGCCTGGTCCTCCGCCCGCCACAGCCGGAACATGTTCTCGGAGAGACTGTTGGCGACGTGGCGCGGCACGGAGTAGGTGTGACCATGCCAGTAGAGGGAGCCGCGCGGCCCGTTGACCATGATGTAGAGCGCCGAGCGCGGCAGGTCGATCGTCACGTCGACGATCTCGTCCATCATGCCGATGCCGGTAGTGAGGCCCTCTTCGCGACGCAGGCGATCGGTCTCCTGGCGCTCGACGTCCTTCATCGCCGCAGCGACGCGCTCCTTCTCGATCACCTCGCGCGCCTTGGCGCGAGCTTCGAGAACCTGCTTGTCGCTCAGGATCGGATGGAGGCGCTGCTTGGGCTCACCGCTCATCAGAGCGTCGAGGTCTTCCGGCTTCGTGTCGTCGGACAAGAGAGGTCTCCTAGGAGTGCGTGTACGGTCCTGCCGCAATGGCACGAGCGGACAGCAGAATAGGCCATCCTGTCGTCGCGTCCACCGCAACGTAATCCCCTGGCCGCAACCTCAGAACGCCACGGTTGGGAATGTGGAGCAAACCTCCATCCATCTTGAGGGAGTGCGAGACCGGCGGGTGAGCGACGTTGACGTCGTTCTTCACGTCCGCGTTGAACGCCGCGACGTCGGCCGCGCTCACGCCCGAACCGTAGCCGGGCTTGAACAACAGCGCGGCCAAACTGTTGTTGGCGTTCGTCCCAAGAGTGAGAAGCGCCAAGTCAGCCTCCGCCCGTCGCGAACGCCTGGAGCTGCGCCAAGCTCGCGAGAACCTGCGCCTCCAGATCCGTCACCATCGCGCCCGAGATCGCCGTGTTGAAGTTCGCCGCGGTCGGCGCGTCGGCGCCCGGCACCTGGACGATCGCCGCCTGGATGAACTTCTTGCGCTGTTGGTCCGGCACGGTCATCGGGCCGGCGCCGTCAGGGATGAAAACGACTTCGAGGGCGTACCTCAATCCGTAGGCCATGTCAGTTTCCTTGTTGACACAGACAAAATTGTCTTGTATAAGGTCTGCATCCGTTCAACAGGAGCCGACCATGACCGAGAAGACCTGTCCTAAGTGCGGCGTCACCAAGGAAGCTTCGCAGTTTTACGTCTCGAAGAAAAGACCCGACGGCCTTTCCAGCTATTGCCGGACCTGCCAGGTGCTCGACGCCAAGGCACGGTACAACCCTCATCCTCGCTACCGACCTCCAGAAGGCCAGAAGTGGTGCCCCGGATGCCAGTCGTTGAAGATGCTCGACGAATTTGGATCCAACCGCAGCTCGCACGACGGTAAGCAGCAGTACTGCAAACCCTGCGCCGTGGCGAAAGTCACCGCCAGCCGGCACAAAGACCCGACATCTCATCGTCGATCGAGCAAAGCTTGGCGAGAGCGGAACCCCGAGCGCCATGCCGACAATCACGCGAAGTGGATGTACGGCATCGAACACGGAACCTACGCCAAGATGCTCGCGACTCAGGACGGCCAGTGTGCGATCTGCCGCACCGATGATCCGAAGCCCGCGAAGCGCTTTCACATTGACCACTGTCACGAGACCGGCGACGTCAGAGGTTTGCTCTGCACGAACTGCAACGTCGGTCTCGGACACTTTCGACATGATCAAGCTCTTCTAGCTGCTGCCTCCACCTACCTAGGTGAAGGTCGCAGTAGAGGCGGAGACTGATTCGATGCGAGCAAAGAACTGAACATTGGACAATAATGTTCCGTAGAACGCCTTCCATCCCACGACCCGGAGTTGATTCAATGGGTCAGACTTATCGGCATCCTTCAGATAAGTGAACTTCGCGTTGTCGAGCTCGACCTGCGCGTAGCCGCCACGGCCGAGCACGAAGGTCGGATAGACCGTCAGCCCGGTTCCCGGAACCGCTGGCGGGACCTGCATCGGACCGATCGCCGTCAGGATCACCGTCTGACCGCCGGCCATCTGCGTCGCCACGCCGGCCATCGGACCAGACGTCGGACCAGCCGCCGAGAGCGCGAGATTCTGAGGCGAGGTCGTCGTGCCGATGTAGGCGCTATAGGTGTAGCCGACCGTCGAGGGCAGGGTGACGGAGATCGAACCGTTCGGCCCGATGACGTTCACGGCGGCGCTGATCGCGTAGATCAGCGTCTCGTACTGGTTCTGCGTGTCCGACCCGGTGACGATCACGTAGTAGGTCGCATTGGTCGCCAGAGCGCCGGCGGTCCCGGCCGTCGCGTTCTGGCCGGTGTTCGCCACCTGGGTCCAGAACGGGATCATGTTGGTCTTGCAGAAGCGGATGCCGCGCCACTCGCCCGCCTCGTAGTTGTAGAGGCGGTTCAGGTCCGAATACGACCAGGCGAGCGTCACGGTCGGATCGGAAGCGAAGTCGCTGACGACGAGCGTGTGGATCAGCGCCACGTAGTGCGGCATCGACCGCGGGCTCTCCGACGCCTTCGTCGGCTTGCCGGCGTCGATCTTGGTGTCGGTCATCTCGTCGCCCATCCAGCGCGGAGCGCCGAGGGTTTCGAGCGCCGCATCGGTGCGCTGAACGGTGGTGGTGTCAAGCACGTCGCCAGCGACAAGGGCGCCGCGCGAGCCGCGAGAGTTGACGTAGTTGACCTGCGTGCCGCCCATCAGGGCGAGGAAAGTGTTGCGCTCGAGCGTCTCGGAGAGTTGCAACGCGACGAGCTCGATCGCCTTCTGGAAGAGCGGGTGCTTGATCGTCATCTCGGCGACGTCGGTGATCGTCACCTTGTCGCCCCACTGGAGCGCCGTCGCCGTGACCTGCTGAATGGTCATCGTCTCGCCGATCGGCGGCACGCCCTCGGAGAGCGGCGCGTACGGCAGCGGGAGACGCAGGTAGCGCGTGGCGGTGTAGTTGACGCCTCGGCCCTTCGGAATCCCTTCCGACTTGTCGGCGAACTGGAAGGCGACGAGCTGCCGACGCGCCAAGGGGAGCGTCTTGTCGGCGATGTAGCCTTCGATGTCGGCCTGAAAGCCGGCTGACGTGTTGGTGGCCATGAGTGCCTCCGGTTATACGGAGGCAGTCAGACCTCCGTCAGAGCTGATAATCGGCGAGCCGCTTGTCGCGAGCCGCCTTCGAATTGGCTTCCCGGCGATCGGCCGCCGGAGTGTCGCTCCGGGAAGCGCCCGGGCGAGCTTGTTGTCGTTCACGATTGGCCTGGGCGGCCTTCTTCGCCCTGGTCGTCGCACGCCCGCCGTTCGCCCTGGCCCGCTGGCCAAGAAGGAAGGTGAGCATCGTGTCCCGGTCGACGTTCTGACCGCGGGCGCGCAGAGCGGCCAGTTCGCGCTCGACGTCATCCTTCATGCCGGCCGCGACCGGATCGCTCGCGCAGAGCGTCTGGAACGCCAGCTTGTCGAGCCGTTCGGCGCTGTCGATCTCCAGACGAGCGAGGCGCTCGTTAGTCAGGAGTTCGGTGCGCTCCCACGGTTCCATCGCTTCGAGCCGGGCTCGGCGCTGGTCGGCGGATTCGGAGGGTTGCCGATTCTGAGCGGCCTTCAGCGCGTTCAGCTCGGCTTCGAGCGCTTCGGCCTTCCGCTTCGCTTCGGCAGCGGTGCGGGTGGCGGCCTGAACGCGCTTCTCGCCACGCGACTGCCTCGCAGCCGCGGGCTCTGGTTCATCTTCTTCGGAGGGTTCTTCCTCCGACTCTTCGGGCTCTAACTCGTCCTCTTCGTCTTCCGGCTCTTCCTCTTCGATCTCTTCTTCGAGTTCGTCTTCGAGGTCGGCGTCGTTGACGTCGGACATGCTATCGCTCCTGGCAGGTAACGCCCGCCACTCAGACTGCGCCGGTTAACGTTGCCGGCTCCGAAGGCCGGAAGATGGACCTAACTTAAGTCGGCTGTCAAACGCGCTAAGTTTTACGCGGCATCCCAACCGCCCCGGCCCGCGCCATCTGGTCCGGCGGAATCCCACCTGGCGGACCTTTGCCCTGCCGCGGCTGGGTGACCTGACCGCCCGGTTTCGGCCCGGCGCCACCCCCACCACCTGGCTGCATCTGCTGCATCTGCGCGACCATCTTGGCCTGCATCTGCGCCTGGTGCTTGACAATGTGAGCCTGCGCCTTGCCGTGCGTGTCCGCGTGGCTCTCGACGACGTGCATGTGGACCTGGATATGCTCCATGTCATCGTCGCTTGGCGCGAGCTCGACGTCGAAACCATGCAGCAGAAGCTCGTTCTCGATCCAGGGATCGGTGCTGATCTCCTTGACCTTCTCGAAGATACGCGGGCCGACACGCGGACCGAAGAGATGCTCGGCGACACGCACCAGCAGCGGCGCCATGTTCAGTTTGTAGCCCTGGTAGAGGTTCGGCGGGATCTCCTTGAAGACGTTCAAGCCGGAAATCTGCTGCTGCATCTGCGCGGCGTTACGCGCCGACTCCACACCGAACCAGCGGTACTCGTAGCGGTTACCAAGCTGAAGCGGCGGAACCTCTTCGTTGAGCACCTGGAGCCCGAGCTCACCGTAGACCTGCACGGTGATCGCGTCGTCACGGAACTGCTGATCGTGCTCGGCGATCATCTGGATCATCGGCGTGGCGATCGACTCTTCGAAATTCCCCACGACGTCCGCGGTCGTCAGGATGTCGACCTGCTGCTCGATCGCCAGTTCCGCCTGGTTGCGCTTGGCCGTTGGACGGCCCGTCGTCATCGGGATCATCGACGGGTTGACGCCCAGCGTCTGGAATATCTGATCCTTGATCGCCAGGGCGCGAGTGAGTGCGTTCTGCCAAAGCTCGGGGAAGGTGACGATCTCCGTCGAAGACGGCTTCACCTCCCACACCGACGCGAGACCAAGGACCATCGTGTCGACCCGCGGGTTCTCCAGGGGGTCGGTCATCACGATCGGCATGGCGGAGAAATGCGCGGTATCGGCGCCTTCATTGATCGTATCGTTCGACAGAACCCAGAGGTCGGTGACCGAGCAAACCGGCGCGCGACCTTTCGAAGAGCCGGTCTTCTTCTTCAACGCGGCGCTGATCAGCGGGCAGCGATCATTCCAGAACGGGTTGAGCTTGGCGCCGAGCACGATGTCGGGAACCCCGAAATAGACGCGACAGAGCCGACGCTCACCTTCAACCTCGAACTTCTTCCACAGCTCGTAGATCAGCGCGACCTTACCGCGTTCACGGATGCCGGCAGCGTCGAGCTGCTCCTTGGCGATGTCCTTGCCGTCCTGCCCGGTCTTCGGCGACGACATCGACTCGATCAGCGCCTCGCCGGCATCTTTCTTGATATCGCCCTCGCGCATCGCCTTCTTGATCTTCGCCTTCGACCAGCGGCGGATGACAGTGACCGAACCGCCGGTGTTGATCGCGTGGACAGAGTTCTTGCAGGCGGCCGGCAGGATGAGAACGTCAGGATCGGAGAGCACTTCGATGTCGGGAAGCGAGTCGACGACCTCTTCGTGGTCGATGTCTTCTACCGGCTCGGCGGCCGGGTTCTCGGCGCCGCCGGCCATCTTCGGCTGCTTCGTCACCTTGCCGGTGACGTAGCGGGTGTTCTCGTCCCAGGAGACGTAGACGTTCCACTGGCCCTCGACGTCGCCGTTGCGCAGCAACTCAGGGATGACGTCGGTGCGGAACTTGCACTTACGGACGTACATCTCCAGGAGCGACTGGATCGCCTGCGGCGGGTCTTCGCCGTTGGTGGTGACCTCGACGAAGCGACCGGACTGCGGGAAGAGCTGATTGGTGAAACGGGTGACGCGCGCCTCTACCGCGTCCTGAACGAACGGCGTGGCGATCTGCGACGTCCCGTTGTAGAACTGCCGATCAGAGAGCCGGCAGTTGTACATATCCCAATTGTCGGCGATCTCGTCGGCGCGGTCGCGCTGCTCTTCGAAGCCCTTGCAGACGTCCTTGTAGAGATCGAGAAGGTCGTCCTCGTCGAGTTTCGAGGTGATGTCGTCGGCACGCTTGAGGGGCCTCCTAGCCACGACCACCCCTCAGGAGCTCCTGCCAGTCGCTCTTCGACTCTCGGACCACCACGTCGCCCGCCACCATCGACCGATAGGGACGACCCTGCGCCGTCTCGGCGTTGAACCTAGCAGAGCTTTCCGACTCTGGCGAACCGCTCTCCAGGAGCCCGAGAAAGCTCTCCAGCCCCTCCATCAGCACCCGGTACGGACCTTCCTCCGCGTAGTCGGCCAGCACACCGCCTTTGTTCAGGACCCGCGCGTAGCCACCCGAGAAGGCGTTCAAGGTCCAGATCGCGCCATCAGAGACTTGAAACGACGGAAACCCAGATCGGTCTCGCTGAAAAAGCGCACGCAGGTAGGGACGCCCGCGGTCAGGAATGGTTCCCTGCCTAAGCTCTGCCGGCGCACGGGCAAGCGACTGTCGCAAGCCAACATTATTGTACTGATCGAAGTGGAGCGGCCCTCCGGTGCATCTGACATCGACGTTCGCTCCTGCCTCCAGCTTCGCCCAATCAAGGACGTCCCTCACCGCCGTCGCGACGTCGCCTTCCCTAACCGCATCACCGAGGATGTGGACTTGACCGTCGAAGGCTTGGACAAGGACGCCAGCAACGCAAGCGCGGGTCGCGTTGAGGCAGAGCCACAGAGGGCGACCTTGAGCGGCGGAGAGGTCTTCGGCGACATGTCTTCCTCCGAACCCGTCGTACATCGGCGCCCCTGGACGCATCCGCAGAGCGTACGCCAGAGCGTTCGGCGCGTCGATCTCTCCGGTCGGAAAGCCGAGAAGCTGGCTCTTCAGGTCGGGACACGCCTGCGCGAACTCGACCTCGCGCGCCTGGAAGAAGGGCTGGAGACCACGGATGAAGTCGATCTTGCCGGTCGGCGCCTTCATCGCCTTCAGGGGGAGGGTGACGCCCCTCTGCACCATGCCCTGCCGGATCGCCTGAAGCGCCCACTGGTTGAGCCCGTCTTCCTCGAAACCGACGTGGACCGGGTGGTAGGTCGCGTGAACGTGGAAGAGGTCGTCGATGATCTCGTTCGGCATCCAACGCCGCGCGATCCCCTCCCACACGATAAGCTTCGAGCCGATCCAGGACCAGACGACCCGGCCGGTGGTAGACGCCTTAGACGTCGTAGTGCGCGCCGGGTCGGTCATCGAATAGACCGCCTGCCAGGTGCGGACCCGCGGCTCGATACGGATCATGTCGGGCTGAAACGGCTTCGACTCCGGGTGAACCGCCTCGCACATGTACTCCTGCTGGAACTGGTCGATCTGACCGCGGGCGGCGTAGGACTGCTCGAGCGCGACGATCTCTTCGATCGGACGCCGCGCCGGCCAGGCGCTCACCTTCTCGCCGTCCTCGTCCAGGTAGTAGAGCGGGAACTTGTGAACGACCCAATTGCGATCCTTCTCTAGGATCAACG